GCCCTGACAGTTTCAGTCCTTGCAATAGTATCAGCACGGGTATTGGCCATGGTACTAATAGCATTCTGAAAATCCTTAGAAATATCCCGCATACCCAGACCACTATCAATATCATCAGCCATAAGCTTACGGAACTGTTCCTTCATATCCTCTCCCATCTTAGTCAAATACTGCATACTACTATCCCGGATAATCTCACGTGTCACTTCACGGGTACCACCAATCGGCATACCCCGCACCCCCAGGTCATAAGCCCTGGTAATACTATCCACAACACCCAAAGTTTTAGGCATGTTCCTTTCTGTTAATAACGTGTTACCATTTAGAAACGTTCCCACCTTCTCAAAAAACTGGGCCTTATCCTTACTGGCATTTTCAGCTTTAACAACATCCCTCATAATATCCTGCATCAAATCCAGCATGACATGAGAACTTACATCACCCAAATCAACCATCCTCTACTTACCTCCACCAGGCATAGGGAAACTGTCACGTATCTTATCAGCCACACTACTCACCCCAGGCATAGTAGGCACCGGGGTGCTTTCCACCATGGTAGGAGGACGAACACCACCACCCATACCACCGCCAGGAATACCCCCACCTGTAGCACCCCACTCATCCTCATCAATCGTAATATCCCCATAATGCTCCATAATCACAGTAATCAAATCCCTGAACCATTTACTCTCAGGATTAACAATCAACTTCTCTGCCAGAGGACTCATCACACCTAACAACATCAACAAGTCCTTATCAGTGAACGGCTCAAAACGGAAAGTAGGATACTTATCAACATTAAAATTCATATCCACAACCCGCTTCACCAAACCTTCCAAAACCCCCGCAATCTCTTCATGCACCCCATCCAAAAACAACTTCAAAGCATCCAAATGAGTCTGACTCTGAGCATAACTCCCACTCGCATCTCCAGCCTGACCAAAAATCAACGTACCAATCATAAACCTGCGGAAAATAACAGCATCATGATACTGGACCGCATTCAAAAATTGCTCACCACCCCGGCCACTCTCCAGGATAGACACATCATCATCACCCTCAACAACCATATTCTGACGACCTTCCTGAATACCATCCAACTGATCCAACAAATCAACCGCATCACTCTCAGGCCCCACCTTACCCACCAACGTAGGCCCCGCATGTTTCTGCAGATACACTGCAAACCACTTCAAAATCTGACTCTTCATAAAATAATTATCATAAACTTGAGATAATATTGATTGACCATACTTATTCCCAAAACGCTCATCAAAACTATACACCAAACACTTATCAACCGGCAAAGGAATACTCTCATCCTCACCCTCCACCGTCTGCAAAATTTCCACCAAATTCCCATACTCATCATAACTAAAACAATTCTCCAAAGTGCTAATAGGCACCGACTTAACCCGGTCCACAATAATCTTACCCTGCAAACTCCCACTATCAGGAACATCCCAAATAATCTCCCCCACACTATACCCATACTCCAAGCTGGTATACATATCCTTCCGGATAGACCTGAAAGGAATACTCATATTATTCAACATATCCTCCAGGAAAGTTTTAACCTCTTCATCCTGGGTACTCTCACCCCCCGGTGTTATAACCGGCTTCTTACTTAACAAAGCTGAAACCAGGAAACTAATACCCGTCTTAATCTGAGGATCCTTGAGCATCTCATCATACTCTTCATACCCCAAATCATCCGGATTAAAATCACCCCCAAACATTTCAACCATCCAATCAGCACCATCACTATGCTTACTGATCTGTTGCCCTGCCCTGATCTTATCACGCTTCTCAGGCTCCTTCACTGCCTCTGCAGTTAAACCAAAATATGTTACCGGGTCAAATTCCATGACTAACAACTCCCATAAAGTATTACTTGTAAAGATAAAACCCCGTGATTTTCACCAAAACAGGCAAAAGTAATAACACTACGTAATAACCTACACACTAAATTCATACCTACCCGCACTCCTTTTATCAGCAAAAGTATACCTCTTCTCACTAACAGCCCTCCGAGTCCCCTTCCTATAACCCCTCATCAACTCAGGATAACCATTACTCAAACTATCCACAATATCCTTATAAGCACTGTTAGGATACTCCAACACCTCATCCAAAAAATCATCAGTCCACCCCGTACCATCCTCATAAAGATACATAGGCCCCTCAACCTCCAACACACCCGCAACAGTATCAGCCCTCACATACTTACTACCACTCTCACGAACACCCCGGAAAGGATAACCACGAAGCAACTTCCTATAACTATCAATCTGATCAATACCAGCCTGACCCGGATCTAAACCCATCCGCTGCCTAACATCAGGACCATCACGAACCACCACATTCTCCACCCTGGCACGAACCTTAGCCGGACCTTTACGGAACCTCTCCATACCCAAACCCCACACCCTGCCATCAGCCGTGTTCCCTAACAACAAGCCCACGGTCCAGTCAGGATCATTCTTTAATGAAGCTTCAGTACCCGCAAGATCCCACCATCTTAATCTGTTCACAATAGCAGCACGTGGATCTTCCCGGACCACCCGGAACATATCCTCATCAAACAAATCCCCATCACGTGGAGTGGGATGCTGTTGGTAAAGTGCTCCGAACCGGTGCTTAGTCATCCTCTTCTGCTTAGCAATCAACACATCCAACGGAAACAACTCTGGACATAACGCTTCACCTTCACCCCTGCCCAGTACATCATGGGCAGGTTCTTCACAAATAGCTGGAAGGTTCAGCACTACCCAGGTATCTTTATAAACACCACCATCCTCCAGGAATGGCAGAGCTTCATCAGCATAAACTTTATCTTCAACTTCAAATATACGGCCTCCCAGGTCTTTAGGATGCCATCTTGTCATAACCAGGTTAAGTATCCCATTCTTAGGCAGCCGGGTGTCAACCGCTGTAGTGTACCAGTCCTCTGCAACTGTCTGATAAGTTTCACTACTGGCTTCCTGGTAATTCTTATGCGGGTCATCAATATTAATCAAGCTTCCCTTCTTACCTGTCAAGGGACCTCCCACACCACTACTCTGCATACCACCCTTAAAATTCAATAACTCCCAATGCTTAGCCGCTGCAGCTTCAGGATTAACCTCAACATTAAAAATTTCCTTACCATACTCACGTATAATATCCCGTGTATGCCTACTCCAATACCCCGCAAAATCAGCTTCATAACTGGCATGTAACACCCGCTCCCTGGGAAACGTGCCCAGGAACCAGGCCGGGAAATACTTACTAATCAACTCACTCTTCCCATGCTGCGGAGGCATGAACGTGGCCAGACGGTGGATCTTCTTAGCAGCAAGATACAATAAAAGAGTATTCAACACCTGCAGGTGACTGTAATACTCCCAGACACCATCACTCACTATCATTGCCAGAGCTGCCGGACTCACCTGAGCCATCTTGGATCTTTTTGATAAGATCTGTGATACCTCTTCTGACATCTGGCTGGTTAAGCTCACCACTAATCTTCACCTCACGCTTACCATCAGTTTCAGTCCTATTAGTAACCTCACCACGTGCCAACCTCTCACCCTTACTTGCACGATCATAAGCCCTGGTAAGATCATTAATCTGGTTAGGACTCAACTCCCCACTCTCAATCCTATCCTTCATCAACCTCCGTATCTCCAACTGAAACTTATGAAAATCCTCACCCTGCCTCTTATTCATCTCAATAATATCCCTATCCCTCTGATCACAATGAACCTTATCAATATAATCATCATAAGCAGCAGCACGACTCACCCACTTATACAAACTACAATACCGCTCACCCTGACCCTGAGAACATTTATCCCCCCCCTCTGCGGCCCACGCATCTAAAGCTTTATCTACCGTCCTACCGGGTCCGATATCTCTGTATAGGCAGAATAGTCTGAAGGCTTTGCTTCTTTCTCCGTGTTGTCGTTCCCATGGTTTCATGGTTTTGGTCCTTATCTTATGGTGTTTATGAAGTAGAGTATTAGTCCTACTATGGCTCCTATGGTTATGCCTTTGAGTAGGTCTTGTATGGTTTGTAGGCTTTTTTGTAGTTGTGTTAGTATGGTTTGTAGTGTGTTTAGTTGTATGTCGTGTTGGTCAAGTCTGTCTTCTACTGTTGTTACTGTTTTTTGTAGTTGTGTTAGTGTTTTGTTGTTGTGGCCGTTGCTGATTGTTCGTGTGGCTATGTATTGGTCTATGTTTTTGAACCTTTTTTCTCCTTTGTCGAGTCTTTGGTCCATTTTTTCGTAGAGTTGGAATATTCGTGTTAGGCTTTGGTTTTGTGTTTTTATTGTTTCTTGTAGTCCTTTGTTTT